CCAGGATGCGAGAGTTTACGCGGGATACCGGTTTGGACCGGCAGAGAATTCGCGAGCAAATTTGACAAACAGGATACTTGACCTTTACGGAAATATCCTGTATTATTAGATAGACAACTGATGCACCCCGAAATTTGTTCGGGGACTACTGGAGATGAGCGCCCGGTGTTCTGTCACTTTCACGAGTGGCAAACATCGGGCGTTTTTTTTTATTTCGTTATCCGGCAAACGTAAAAGGGCTGGGCGCTCGTGGGACTAACCACGTAAAAACAGGGTAGGCGTGATTGAAAGGGAGCAAGTAATGAAACGTGAAGATTTGATCAAGCTGGGTGTGGCTGAAGATGTGGTCGATAAGATCATGGCCGCGCACGGCAAGGACATCGAGGACCACAAGAGCAAGCTCGCCACGGCGCAAACTGAGTTAGACGGCCTGAAAACGCAGCTCAAGGACGCCGGTGAAGCCATCGAAGGCTTCAAGAAGCTGGACATCGACGGTGTGAAGAAATCAGCCGACGAGTGGAAAGCCAAGGCGGAGCAGGCCGAGAAAGACGCCCAGGCGCAGATCCAGACGCTCAAGTTCGAGCATGCCCTGGACGGGGCTTTGGCTGGTGCGAAGGCGAAGAACGCCAAGGCGGTCAAGGCGCTCCTGCAAGCCGATGCGCTCAAGCTGAACGAGGCTGACGGCTCCATCCTGGGGCTGAAGGAACAGCTCGAGAAGATCAAGTCTGAAGCGGATTACCTGTTCGAGAACGACACCCCCACGCCGAAGGTGGTGGCCGGGGGCAACTCAACAACCGTGACCACAGACGCTTTTACTGCGGCCTTGCGCAAGGGTGCGGGGCTGCCGGAAGGGAAATAACCAATGGCAAACACCATCAATCTTGTTTCGAAATTCCTCGACATTCTGGCCGAGGTTTACAAGCTGGAAAGTAAAACCTCCGGCTTGGACGCAATGACCATGCCCGTCGAATTCGGCGGGGCAAACGAAGTCAAGGTCATGAAGCTGACCACGGTTGGATTGGGAACCTATTCCCGCTCAACCGGCTATCCCGCCGGCGATATTGTCGCCGAATGGGTGACTATGGCGCTGGCAGCCGAACGCGGGCGTGCATTCTCGCTGGACCGAATGGACAGCGAGGAAACCCTGGGCCTGGTGCTGGGCAACGTCATTCGGGCGTGGATGCGCGAGCATGTCGCCCCCGAAATGGACGCTTACCGGTTCGCCAAGTATGCCTCGACCTCCGGTATCCAGGTTGTGGCAGCGGGCACTACCCTAGCCTCGACCACCGTACTTGCGGCCATCGACGAGGCGGCGCTAAAACTGGACGAGGCGGAAGTTCCGGCTGAAGGTCGAAAGCTGTACGTTTCCTCGACCGTCAACAAGTTCCTGGAAGCTGCGGTCACTCGCACTCTTGCCAATGAAGGTTCGGTAGATCGCCGGGTGCGAATGCTGGACAACATGGAAATCATCCCTGTTCCTCAGACCCGGTTCTACACCAAGATCGACTTGAACGCCGGAGCAACTTCCAGCGTAGGCGGGTTTATCAAGAATGTCGCCACCGGGAAAGACATCAACTTCATGCTGTTGCATCCTTCCGCGGTGCTTCAGCCTGTCAAGCTCAACCAGGTGAAATACTTCCCACCTGAAGTCAATCAGACCTCGGACGGCCACTTGTGGCAGTACCGGCTCTATCACGATGCTTTTGTCCAGGCGCAGCACGAGCTGGGCATTTATCTCCACATGAAAGCCTAGGGGGTGAGCCATGAAGCTATATAAAGACGGCATCACCTTCGAGCTGTACCACCCGCGAGACATCGCTAAGTACAAGCAGATGGGGTTCGTGGAAGTCAAGGATCCTGAGCCAGTAAAACCAGCTGATCCCGTCAAGAGTCCTAAGCCATCACCGAAGGCTGGAAAGCCTAAGGAATCTGTTGGGGCGAAGGATGGTGATCAATGAGTTTGAAACCCGTAATCGTCAACGGATGGTTGAAGGATGTCAATGACAACTTCGACACCATCGAACCGTTGGTAAGCGGTGACGCCGATGGTCTGGGCGTGCTGCGTGTGGCGCGGGCGACCTTTGACCTGGCGGTAGAGGCCAATCGCACGGCGGCTGCGCATGCTTCCGCCGTGGAGCTGCCTGCCCAGGCCGTCGTCGTGGGCGGCTTCATGGAAGTCAACACCGCTCTCACCGGCGAAGCCAACGCCACCCTGGCAGTGAGCATTCTCCAGGCCAACGACATCCAGACTGCGGCTGCCGTGAATGGCGCACCCTGGTCCACAACCGGGCGAAAGGCGATCGTTCCGAAAGCCAACACCCCAGAGTCGACCGGGATCAAGCTGACGGCTGCCAAGAAAATCACTTTCACCGTGGGCACGGCGGCGCTCTTGACCGGGAAAGTCACCGTGTACCTGTACTACGTGGAGGGCGCGGCAACCGCGTAAAACCCCATGGCAAAACTAACCGGGATTGACTGGCAGAGCAAGCTGCCTGTATGCGGCTCGCATGTGGCAACCAACGACGATGCCACCGCAAACAAAGTCGAGTTCGACACCGGATTTCCGGCGGCCAGCGTCTTCATCGTGCAGGTCTTCCGGGCCGGAGTGGACATCGGCACCGACCTCAAGGCGTCTCTTACCGCCGGCGTGCTGGCAGTCGAAGACGGCTCGACCTACAAGATCACCGCGGATGATGTGATCAACTGGATCGTGTTCTAAAAGGACCGATAAGCTATGGCAGTTTACGCGGACTATACCTACTACACAGGCACGTTCCTCGGAACTGCCATAGCTTTGGCTGACTTCGAGCGCCTGGCGCTGCGGGCGTCGGCGCAGATCGACCGCCTGACCTTTGACCAGACGGCGGCGATCATCGCAGCTGACACGGATACCGTCAAGATCACGGCGATCAAGATGGCAGCCTGCGCAGTGGCGGAGGCCATCCAGACCAGCGATGCCGGACCTGAGATTGCCTCCGAGCGGGTAGGTCAGCACTCAGTGACTTACAACCTCGGGAAGGCCACTTCCGGCCAGGTGAAGATAACAGACGCGGCCCGGCTGTGGCTGGCTGCAACAGGGCTCATGTACAGGGGCGTCGATGCGATCGAATAGCGATATGACCCTGTACCAGCGGTCGGTGGTCGCCGGAGCTGAGGCCTGGACGCGGGTCCAGGTGCTGGCCGTCCAGTGGGAAGACTCGGACGGGGCAAAGGTGCTTCCGAACGGGACGATCCGCGACGATAAGGCGACGGTGTACGTGCCTTACGCCAGGGCGGTCGAGTTTACCGAAGGTGACGCGATTGTGCGCGGCCTGGTGACAGACACGATCACGACCAGCTTCACGATGAGCGACCTGAAGCGCAAATACCGGGACACCCTAACTATCAAGCGGGTTACACGCCGTGATTTCGGATCGGCGGCCATGCAGCATTGGGAGCTATCAGCAGCATGAGCGGACCAAAGATCGAGACGCCGAGAGGGTCCATTGTCCGCACGAAAAGCGGCAAGGCCGAGCTGCGCTGGAATACCGGGTTCCGAGGCAAGTGGCAGGCCCAGTATTCGGCGGCGCAACGCTTTGTGGACAGTGAAGTGCTGAGGCTCAGCGAGCCTTACACACCACTGTTGACCGGGATGCTGGTCAAGAGCGGCACGCTGGGCACGGACGTTGGATCGGGCGAAGTAGCCTGGATCGCGCCTTACGCCAGACGCCAGTATTTCTCGCCGCGCAAGCCGGGATCGAAGACCGGGCCGCTGCGTGGGCCGTATTGGTTCGAGCGCGGTAAAGCGGTTTGGGGTATCCAGGTGGTCGCCGGAGCCAGAAGGATCGCAGGCGGAAGATGAGCATTATCAGCGCGCTGAAGGCTTACATCCTGACTTACACCGGGTTGAAGACAGACGCCCCGGTGTGGGTGGACTATATCGGTTCCAACCCGACCGAATACGCCATTATCCCGCTGCCTGGGTCCAAGATCATCGAGCAGTACATCACAGGCGGCAGCCTGCGCGAATACCCGTTCGCTTTTCAGAGCGCAGAATTCACCGCCGATGAGCTGGGCCGCCTGGAGAACAGCGGCTTTTTTGAGACGTTCTCGGACTGGTTAGAAAGCCAGACGAACGCCGGCGTGCTGCCAACCCTGGGCGCAAAGCAAACCGCCGTGGAGATCGAAGCAACCAGCTGGGCGTACCTGTACGAGCAGGGCAATTCAGAGACCGGGATCTACCAGGTCCAATGTCGATTAATTTACGAGCAAGAGCCATAGGAGGCTTTTATGGCAAAGATCAAGCGTTCGGAAGTTCAGAGCTTTATGAACACAACCCCGCTGGCTACGGCAACCTACAGCCTGATCGGGGACGGGGTTGTGACCGGGACAATCAACTATAACCCGCAAACGTCCGAGGAAACCTATATCCACGAGGACTCGGCGGCCATCGCGGTCGAAAGTTACGCGCCCAACATGCCCGTGGAAGCCACGGCGGTTTCAGGCGATGAGGTCTTCGAGTTTGTGGACACCCTGAGGCGGAACCGGGCAGTGCTCTCGGACGCAGAGACCGATATTGTCAACGTCTGGATGTACGAGTCCGGCGGCCCGGCGGCTTATCCGGCGGAGAAGCAGCCCGTCTCGATCCAGATCGACGATTTCGGCGGCGACGGCGGGCAGGCGGTCAAGATCAACTACACGATCAACTTTGTTGGAGCGCCGGTCGTCGGGACGTTCAACGCCACGACCAAAGCATTCACCGCCAGCTAACAGGAGGCTGCTATGGCAAAAGTAAAGCGCAGCCTGTTCAGGAGCTTTTTGAACACCGGCACGCTGGTATCCCCCACCTGGTCGCTGATCGGGGATGGGGTCACGACCGCTGTGATCAACTACAACCCGCAGACCGTGGAGGAAACCTATATCCACGAGGACTCGGCGGCCATCGCGGTCGAAAGTTACGCGCCCAACATG